AAGTAGTCAGGAAACTATCGGAGAAAACATCGGAGAGCTTCGTAAATCGGGCTATCCGGCAAAACAAGCTGCTGCTATTGCCTACAACGAGGCAGGAAAGGCCAAGAAGAAGCCCAAGTACAAAAAGCCGAAGATGAAGAAGTAAATGGACATCCCCTATGCAAAATGTCAAGCTCTTATAATCAGACGTATAGGCGATAGACTAAAAAAGATGGGGCTGTCAAATAGGGATAACGACACTCTTGATTGGGCAGACCACCTACTTACAGAACGTAGTTATCTGATGGACGCGCTTGATATGCAAGAGGAAGAACGATGACATTCCGCATCGTAAGAGAACACATCAACCAACACCCAGAAGGCGTAGCCGTAGTGCTTAACATCCTTGATTGTCCAGATGCTCTTGTATCCGACTATACAGTGATTGAAGATTTCGATGCCGATTTGGATGCGCTATCGCTGCTTGACGCTAAGCCGGGAGACTTCATTTGGGAAATCGCTGAACGTATTGAAAGAGAGAAGGAAGAGTGAATGGCCGTATCGTCCTAGTGGACTTTGACATCTATTGCTATGCTGCCGGATTTAGCTGCCAGAAGACCACGTACATCTACAACGACGAAGAATTCCCTACAAAGACAGCCCTGAAGGAGAAATATCCCAGCTACGATCCAGAAGAGCTTAGGGCGTTCACGCAGGTGGAACCGGCTTCGCATGCGATTCAGTGCGCTAGGATGATGCTTCAGGGGGTGCTGGATGCTTGCGCCCCCGTTGCTTCCTACAAGGGCTACCTGACAGGGCCGGGCAACTTCCGCTATGACGTAGCCACCATCCAGCCGTACAAGGGAAACCGCACACAACCTAAGCCTGTTCACTTTGAAGCCATTCGAGACTTCCTGATTCGAGAGTGTAATGCAGAGCTTGTGGAAGGCGTCGAAGCTGATGACATGCTCATCATTGAGTGGAGCAAAAACCCTCACAACACGGTTGTTGCCTCCATCGACAAAGACTTGGCTCAGGTGCCGGGGCTTACGCTGTACAACTGGAAGCACAAGACATTACACACTCTGACGGAGGAAGAGGCTACCTACAACTTCTACAAGCAACTTCTTACAGGCGATGACACCGATAATATTCCGGGGGTGTCAGGCATAGGAGACGGAACAGCCAAGAAACTACTAAAGATGGGAATGCCAGAAACCTTGATGATGACCGTGTGTTACAGTCAATACCTCAAGGCCTATGGAAAAGAGAAGGCGTGGTCTGCCCTTGAAGAGAACGCCAAACTCCTCTACTTGCTACGTAATGAAGAACAGCTTGCAAACCCCAAGAACGCGTGGCAACCATGTATCAAACCGGACGGTGTATTGTGATTAGAGCATTTGTATTGTTTGTTGGCATTGTCATTGCGGCTTGTACGCAGGCTGCTCCTTCGGTGATTCCATTGTACGGAGACATTAACGATGATGTTGCCATTAAAGTGGCTCAGGCCATTCGTAATGCCAATGCAGAAAAGACTAATGATCCCATCTTCCTAGCCATTTCCTCGGGAGGTGGCGACCTTCCCCCCGGAGGCCTCATCATTGACTCCATGCAAATGAGCAGGCGCCCTGTGATGACTGTGTGCATCTCTTATTGTGGGTCAATGGCAGCGTGGATTCACCAGCATGGCGTTAAGCGGTTTATGAACCCACATGCAGTGCTGATGTTTCATCAAGCCAGCTTTGGAGCAGGCGACTCTGTTCCTCGCATCCTTGAACATGCCAAAGCTGTTACAAAGATGGCAGCCAGTTTTGAGCAAGTGGTGGCTGATAGGACACAGTTGACACTCGAAGAGGTTCAACGAAGGGAAGCTAATGGTTGGTGGGTAAATGCCAATGAAGCGTACGAGGAAAAGCTAATCGATGCCGTTGTCACTGCCACACCTAAGCAGTAAGCCTAGAGAGGCTCCAGAGACGTTCGTGAAACAGCCTAAGAAGCCCCCGAAGAAGAAGGCTCCCAAGAAAGCCGTAAAGAAGCCAAGAGCCCCAAAAGCACCTAAGACGCGTTGCAGTGGGACAATGACGGAGGCGCAGTTTTTCTCCTTCATTCGGTCAGCCTTGAGAAGCAAGAGCCGCCGTTGGGCTCCGGTCTACGAATGTTTGAAGGATGCACGTAGGCCATCGAAGAGCGACAACAAACGGCAGAAGTGGGAGTATCAATGCAATGAATGCAGGGGTTGGTTTTCGGCCAAGGAAGTCAGTGTGGACCACGTACGTCCTGCTGGCGCGCTGCGTAACTTCGACGACCTCCCCGGCTTTGTAGCTAGGTTGTTTTGCGAGAAGGAAGGCCTCCAAGTGCTTTGTAACGAGTGCCATACAGTGAAAACGAATAAGGAGAGAAATGGACATCACACGAGCGATTAGTGCAGACCCCGAGAGTACGAGTACGTGGGAATTGGCACGAGGGTTGTTTACAAGCAGCTGGCAGCACAATGACGGGAAGACGGTGGAAGATGAATTGTTCTTTGACAATCTCGATCCTCCGGCCATCCAACACCTTCTCGACACCGCTTCCGCTGCCGAACAAATGCTCAGGGAATATCAGAATGAGCCCCGAGAGCTTCTGATTTACAACACGGCAGCCACATTGTACGAGGCCTACACACAGCACATGTTCTCAGCCGATCCGGGCCTGCCATGGGAGACATCTCCACAAGACGTCCAAGCTTTCTGGGTGTTGATGGCAAAGGACTTCATTGAGACATGGAGGCAAGTGAAAGACAAGCCGCCGTACGAAGGTTGGTATGACGTGGAGATGAAGCGATGACTCAGTGGACTGAGTGCTCTTACACAGAAGCGTGCATAGCCCAAGCCTCTGGCGCGCAAATTCAAATTTGCCTGACAAGCCATCATATTGATGGCTGCTGCTGGCAAGATAGGGATACTGTGCTATTGGACTATCCAATGACCTACGGACAAGGTCATTGGAAATTCCGTTATTCAGTCCCAACTCTGAAATCTAGACCCGATTTGATGCCCCCTCGTGCCCTTCAATTGGCCGGGGAGGTGTTGGCCTTCGGAGAAACAAAGTATCCTGACGAGAAATGGAAGCGTATGACAGCTGACGACCATATTGCGGCTAGCCTGCGGCATCTTCTGGAACATCTTGCCGGCAACCTAAACGATAGCGAGAGCACCAAACTACATCTGACACACTCTTTCGTCCGCTTGGGGATGGCACTAGAGCGATACATCACGCAGCGGTAGCGAACAATGAAAGTGACACTCAAGGACGGAACCATTGAAGTGGTGGAAGCAGACAAGAAGGAAATCAACGAGGGCCACCTAAACCTGTATGTCTATCAACGTATCGATGGCTACAGAAACCCCCTTGTCAGAGAGCTTGTCGCCACATACCCCGCAGGGACGTGGAGCAAAGTGAGCTACGAATTTCAACCATCACCGGAGACAATCAGGATGGGACTGGAGAAGAATGAATGAAGGGGTTGGTGCTGGACGTAGAAACGTCCTATGTGGAAGCTGCTGTCTGGAGTTTATGGGACAATGGCATTCCGCTTGACCGTCTCCTAGGCCCTAAACGAATGATTTGCTGGGCCGCGAAGTGGATTGGGAAGAAGGGAGTGATATTCAGACGTGAAGGAGAGAAAGACTATCTGACAGCCCTACACAAGCTCTTGGAAGAAGCTGACTTCATTGTCACGTACAATGGCAAGAAGTTTGACATCAAGCACATCAATAAGGCGTTTTTGTTGGCGGGGGTAATGCCCCCTGCGCCGTGTCATCATGTCGATGTTCTCCAGACAATGAAGCAGAAGTTTGCCTTCGATTCCAACAAACTTCAGCACATTTCGGAGCAGTTGGGAATTGGGTCGAAGGAGAAGCACGAGGGCTTCCAGTTGTGGGCCAAGTGCATGCAAGGAGACGAGAAGGCATGGGCCACCATGAAGCGATACAACTGCAAGGACGTAACGCTTCTCGAAGACCTCTATCAGAAGGTAAAAGGCTGGATTAAGAATCACCCAAGCCACGGGCTTGACAGTACGAAGCAAGTGTGTTCCAATTGCGGCCATACGAAGCTACAGAGCCGAGGCTACGCTACAACGAAGACAGCCCGATACAAGCGAATGCAGTGCCAAGCGTGCGGTACGTGGCACAGGACACGTCACAACGAAGTGGACCCCAAGAACATCCTCATCTCACTATGACCAATGAAGACCTTTGTAAAAACCTCTGGGAGGCCGTAAAGGCAATGGACAACATCCAAACTGACGACCCTAACAAACAGCGTGTACTGGACACGGCCCTTAGCTTCATTGCCAAGGATTGCAACATCATCTTCAAGACGGTGGGATATTATGACTAACTGTGACCTTGATGAACTGAGGTATCAAGCTCTTCAGAAGTTTGTGGAATTGGCGGATGAGAAGTGGAAATCGTATAACGATAATTTCCTCTTCAATTCATTGCAATTCACGCATGGGAAGTACGATCTGCGATACGACCATGCTAGCGGACATGTATGGGTTTTGTTGGGCCAAGAGAGCCTTGGCAGCAAATCTCGCCCTATCATGCGACCTGTCAAACGCACAAAAACAGGAAAGCCTAATAAGTCCGACCTAAAGAAAGTCGAAGAAGAGCACAAGGCGGCTCTTGAGAAGTACAACACTGATCCTGTGGTAGCAGCGGCCAAGAAAATCTACGAGCGTTGGTATACAGCTAAGTGCAAGGCTCAGGAAGAACAGATGAAGCGGGACATGGAAGAGAGTTGTAAGAGGCTTCAGCAGGAGATGTCCACGATTGACAAGTCCAACGAGCGGGCGGAGATTGCAGCTAGCAGTTGTCTTACAGTAGATCGGCCGTGGTGGCGGAGGTTGTGGCCTTGAGCGTCTATATCATCTCTCCCGGTCGTTCGGGCTCTGGTTGGCTAACAACGCTCCTAGCCGGTTGTGGGCTTTCGGCTCTCCATGAATGGCACGGCACCGTAGACAATCCCGATGTCGTAGCCGATACATCTTTTCTATGGCTTCAAGATGACTTTCTGAAGACACTAGCGCCGAATGACGTTTGCGTCGTCCTCGATCGCGACGAAACAGAACGGACAGCTAGTGTCAAGAAGCTCTTGGGAGAACGGGATTGGGCCTATCTAGAGAAAGCTTGGATTGACTTCAAGGAAAAGCTCAAGAAGGTGCCCAACACAACGGTGTGGATTGACTACAAGGATTTGTTCTCTCGGGAGACGAAGGAGAAGTTGTTCCAGATGATTTACTACCACACCGGGGCTTCTACGGGGAATTTCAGCAATATGTGGGATTTGTTGAGGCACATGCGTGTCACGAATGCTACGGCAGAGCGTGAAGTGGTCCAGAGTTACATGGGAGATATGGGTAATGACTGAGATTTTTAAGGGTGTGAGTGTAGGTCTTACAGGCGTCGTGGGGATGGAACATCAATACCCTGCGGCTACTGGATGGAACATTACTAATGACATGTTGAAAATTGTAATGAGCGGAGAGGACGGGACGGATTATTTCTTAGCTGTCTATCCTTCGGGCCAATGGTCTTATGTTCGATATGAGAGCGGTGGCCATGCACCAGCATAAATACGTCCGAACGACTACGCGCTCCCGTAGGGAGGCCAACAAGCCCCGCTTTGTTCATTACAGCAAGTGGATTGATGTAGTGCCCGATAAGGAGGGCAATCCCGAATACCGTGTACACTTCAAGACGAAGGCACTTACGGTCGAAGAGAAGTTTGCTAAGCTTGAGAGGCGGAAATGGTTTCGCAAGGAACTCGATGAAATGGATGCTCGTCTTCAACAGGCCGCACTCGAAGAGGAACCCGAATGAGCGTAGTACAATTCCCTAAGAAGCGTAAGTGGGATGCTGAGGACGTCTTCGACTGTCTAGAGATTGTCAAGGATGCTATGCAGAAGAATGGCCCTCCCGACTCCATCCTCTTCATCCCCGTCACAGAAGATGGAGTGATGTTCTTCTTCGGAGGAAAGGAAATGAGCAGTGCTGAAGTGATTGGCATTCTGGAGCTTGTCAAGAATGACGTAGCTCTTGGCGGAGGCGAAGAATGAAGCCCATGAACGACGAGAGGAGCGAGACGTGAAGCCAATGAATGAGGGCACCGAATGAAACATCCCCTAGACTACAACGAATACAACGAACTCATCCGCATCCTGAATGAGAAAGGCCTTCTCAACCCCCTTCTTCCTCTCGATTGGGAAGGTTGGACCGGAGACGAACAGCAATGCTTGTATGAAGCCGTGGAATACATTGTAAGCCCTTATGAGCGTGATGATTTCGCCCAAGAGGTGCCTGACGATGACTGACAATGAATACGATGCTCTGTCTAAAGCCATCGAACTAGCCCATTCTGTTCAAGAGCGTATTTTCATAACCCATCAATTGCCCGACGATGAGCTTCTGGCCCTGACAGATAGCCTTATCCTAATGCTAAGCGACATCAAAGAGGAACGAGAGCGTGAAGAAGATTTTGCACGGTGCTACAGGGGCGAAGAAGAAAGCGCCGAAGAAGAAGACGACCACGGAGTCTACTAAGCGTTTCCCTCTCGTTCATGTCCTTTGGTTAGACGCCGCACACTCAGGGGCGGATGGATGGACGGATAAGGACGGCGTGAAGATTCCTATGTTGGCGGCTGAAGCCTGCGGATTCTTGGTACACGACGGCCCTAACGACTATGGGGAGGAGTGTATTGCATTGGCTGCTGCGATCGTGCATAATGTGGATGATTGGCCCGACTACTGTCTCAGCTTCACAATCCCAAAGGGGATGATTGTGTCTATCAAGGAGATTAAGGTATGAATTGGAAGGACAACTTCCTGAAGGTGGCTGTTCCAGCAAGGGTCTATGATGGCACGTTCTACCATGATATTTTGATTGACCCAGAACTGGAGTCTCTTATCAAGAAATGTGCCCCTTGGGACCGTGCATTTGAGATTAATCCGGTGCTTACACAGCCCTCAGACCCCGACATCCTTCCCGTCGACCTAGGAGATGAAAGTGTCTAAGAAGTTTGACTTGCTTCTTGGCATCTTCGTCGTTGTCATGGCCATTGTAAGCTTCTTTGTGATTGGAGGTCCGTAATGAAACCCACTGTCTACTACCGCAATCCGCTCAAGTCGGAGATTCGAGAGGGCTACAGTGTCACTATTGAACCCGTCGGACACCCTAAGCTTGACTCCGATGGCAACCTTGCCTATACTTCTCAGGTGCTTCGTGTAGGCAAGAACGGGGAGTTCGAAACCCTCAACACCATCTACAAGCTGGAGGAATGAATGAACGGCAAGCAATTGTGGCATCAGACAGCACAGCGTTGGGTGAAGAGCAATCCAGCATATTGGGGCAGGAAGTGGGACTCTCTTGATGAAGGAGAGAAATACCGTTGGGGGATGTATGCCTCCCTGAAGGGGAGTGCGTAATGTGGCTCTTTGCGGCAATATTGAAGATATTGCTCGTGACGGTGCTGGTGATAGCTCCCATCGGTTTGGGATTTGAATACGCCAGACGGCGATGGCTAGATCGTTTGAGAGGAATTTAAAATGGCTGAATTCAACCCGTATGCTGGTTGTAATGGCGTGCTCACGATGTCTGCCGAGTGGGAAGAGAAAGATGGAAAGAAGCGCTGGCAAGCACACATCAACTTCAATGACTCACCCGTGGATCATGTTGTCGAGGAGTTGATTTTGATGTCGAAAGATTACATCCGCTGCGCATTCCGTAATGCTCGGCCAGTAGACACTCCGAAGGAGGAACAATGAAAACCATCTTTATGCCAGAAGAAACAATGAAGAAGTGGTTGGAAGCACTTCGTAGCGGAGAGTATAAACAAGGCCGCCGGTTCTTGAAGACAGAAGAAGGCTATTGCTGTCTCGGTGTCCTACAGGACGTACTAGACGAGAAGGTGGAGGTTGGCCCTTACGGACAGGTGAGCACTCTTCCGACAAGCGGCTGGCTACATTCAAAGAATATCCTTTTCCGTCGTGATGACACAGACTCATCTTTGTGTCGAAACCCCGGCTTTTCAAAGATTGGTCGTGATCGCGGTTGGACAACTGCCGCTTGCTCCAATGATAAAGGCTATACATTCTCAGAGATTGCGGATGCTCTTGAAGAGGTGTATGGTGGTCCTATGGAAAACATGACGAAGGAAGCCCCCTGATGAACAGACGACACTTCCTTAAGGGAACAGGCACAGCCCTGCTTGGTGTTGCTACGGCAGCTTTGGCTCTGAAGGCTACAGCCAATACGGCCCCGTACGTTGAGTGGACCACGTGCGAGGAATGGGACTACAATGGGACGTTGCCCGGTGTCCCCGGATTCGCAGGTAAAATCAAGCTCAGCTGTCATGAAGAGCCGATTTTTCATAGGGGCTTCACACGACAAGAAGTGGAGCTTCGGAATGCGTATGTAGTTTCAGCTTTGGGCTGGAAAGACGGCTCCCGCATCTATTATCGCATACCCTCAAAAACGCCCTAGGAAGCGTTTTAAGCCCGTCTCTACTATACCCGCTACCCCTGTAGCTACCCCCTCCCTAGACGAGCCTTAGAGAGCTTCTGAGAGCGTTCTAGGGGCATTCTGAGGGCTCTTCGATGACTGGAGTTGATATGAGTATTACACAATCCATTGGAGATGTCGTTTCGGTTCATTGGAGCGTTCCTGATAAAGACATCTTCTCTGTAGTGGAGCGGCACAGGCAGGCGCAGCGCATCTACAATCGCTATCTCAAAGCCAAGGGAGGCATTCCCTACGCTCTCCGATTCAAGGCATGGTGTAAGAAATGGGGGATTGAACTGTGAGTAAGTATACAGACTTCATTAGTGATCTTCGGCTAAGGATGTTGCAAGCTAATAGCAATTGGGAAGTACCATCAACAATTGAGATTGACGAAGACGAACTTCTCATACTCATAAATCTCCTAGACGACTACGAAGACCTTGAATTCAGAATGGAAGGACTAGAGAAATGAAGTTCAACTGCGGGCTCTCACGAGCCGAGAAGCGACAGATCAAATATGATAAGGCAGTGGAAGAGCTTTCTGCCGAGGTGGAGCGCTTGAAGGAATGGCACGACTATTTTTGTTGGTGGCCTACACGTATTGGAAAGAACGACTGTCGTTGGCTGGAGACAGTGGAACGGAGATATGAAGAGGCCGATCTTTACGATTTTTATGGGATCGTCACTGAGCTAGTGATTATCAAGAGCGGTGTTGAATTCCGAGCAAAGGAGAATAAGTGATGTTGCTTATGTAATAAAAAGGCCCTGACAGAGCAGGGCCTAAGGAACAACATGTAGGGGCGCTTCGGCGCCCTTTCTTTTTGTCTAGCGTTTGTTAAATCTGTTGATGCACTTGACTAGTCCCTGTTGTCTCATCTTGCATGCCTTGTATTGGTTGGCATACAGCTCCATGAGCAATATGGGATCGTCCCCTGCTGAGGGGACTGTCAACTGTCCACACTTCTCCATATCAATCGGGGGGCAAAGAATCTGTGTCTTCGTTGGCATCACGGACTGCTTGCTGCACCCTACGCAGAGCATCGCCAGAAAGGCCGCTAGGGCTACGTGTCTTTTCCAATTGTTGTTTGAGGCTGTCACGTTCTTTCTCTAGCTTGGTGATCTTTCTGGTATCGACTGTCGTCTGTCTAACGTCCTCTTTAGCTGCCTCTTCCTGCTTCTTCTGGAATGTAGCCTGTCCTGAGATAATGCCTTTGAACACGCTATCCTTGCCCTTTTGATAGGCATAGAAATGTGTCCCGCACAGGACGAGAAACAGCGCTAGCGCAATATAGAGCCTAGTCATTGATTGAGAGGTCTGTTACGGCCAAAACGCCCAGCATTGAGATTGGTGAACATAGGACCGGAAGGAGCACGATAGCCTTGGGGGGCTACAGGCATCTGTGCCACTTGCGGAGGCATTCCTGTCAACACAGGAGCCCTATAGACGGGCATCTGGGCTTGCTGGGGAGGCATGGCTGTGCCTTGGAATCGAGGCACATTGTACGCCAGAGAAGGATTGCCGCTCTGTGTACGGGCCTGATCCAAGCTACGCATCTGTGGGGTGCGAATATCGCCCATACCCATGTTATGCGAGGCCCGAAAGCCATTAAGGAATGCTTGACTCATTTCTGTGATCCTGTGTATTTAGGTTTGTCTTTGTCGTAATGATTAACACGCATGCCAAGGATTTCTAGCAGTGTGATGGCGGTTCCCTGCGGAATGCCGTGCTCTTTCATCACATCTAGCACGTTGTTAAAGGACATGGGTGTAATCAAATGCTTTACTACACTCTCTGGTGTTACAGGCTGTCCTGATACATCAGTGCCGGATTGGATGTCTGCAATAGCCCCAAATAGCGGAGATAGTTTCTTACGGCCGAACTCCAGTGTATTGGTCCATCCGTTCTGCTTACCGTATTTATTTTTCTTCTGGTCTTGAAGGGGCTTATATCGGAAATAATCCAGAGGGCGCAGATGTTCTCGCAGAGGAACGATCTGACCCGTTCCCAATTTCTTCTCGCCCGTCACCGTCTGTGTCATAAAGGCGAGCGTCTGGGCTAGGCCGAGCATAGGATCAATGTACGTGTTGCCAAATTTCATCTTGCCAAACGCATTGCTACGCGGGTCTGTCTCAATGAACTTGTCATCCGGGTTGACAGCCATGTGATAGAGATAGCCAAGGCCGTATACGGCTGACAGACCGACAAGCATACGGCCGTATTCCTTAGCAACCAATCCCTTGGTACGAGCACTGCCATGCATGAAAGGCTGGCCAAGAAGTGCATTGAACCGACTTGCCACAAAGCGAGGCGCAAAGAAAGCCGTGTTGAGAGCCGTAGCGGACTTGTTTGTTGTTCCAATCTTGCCACGACCAGTAGCTACATTGATGTAGTTAGCAATGGCTTCGATGTCATCCTTACTGGGAGTCTTGTCCTTGGACAGAGAGGCGTACATCGCATCAAACGAGTCAGCGCGGAGTTTATTCAAGAAGGTTGTATAAGCGCGTTCTGATCCACGCACAATTGGCCCTCCGAAAAACCACGGAAGCTTATGCACCCAGCGAGACATGAAAGCCTCTTCTAGCTTGGAAAGGTGATGATCGTTGGCTTTTGTGATTTCAAGTCCTGACTTTTCGTAGAGACGGGCATTCTCCCTATGAGCAATCTCTTCTCTCACCTTGAAGGCATTCTTTTCAGAAGCAAAAGCCTTGAGCATAGGAGCAATAGATTTAGCTGCTCTTGCCGGGTGCCCATAGGCAATAAATCCGCCCTGATTTAGAACGGCCGATAGGTCAAAGCTCGTCATAATGGCGCGAGCGAGGTTTAGCGTTTCGCGGCCACTTCCCCACACTTTCTTTAGCGCGGGACGCTTCTGCTGTTCAATCTCAAATTGTCTCTCTCCAAATTGCTGCTTGAGCTTGGAGAGTTGGTAGTTGAGTTCTAGATTGGACTTGTTGAGGTCTCTTTCGACGCGCTTTGTCTTGGTGTAGTTGCCCTTGGCAATCTTGTCTTGGAGGGCAGCAATGCGCTTATTCAAAGACTTCTCGGCCCTTTCTTGATAGGCTTCGTCTGATGTCTGGGCCTTCTTGCCCATTTTCGAGGCATCACGAGTCAGCTTAGCCGCAGCGTAAATATCCTTCATGCTATCAGCGAAGTCGTTGAATCGATCGCCCAAGTCGTTCTTCATACGGCCAACAAAGTCTGAGAACTTCACAGCCCCATCAGCAATATGGTAGGCACCAATACGGGCGAGATGGACGAAGGCTGTAGGGTCAACCCCCGCAGAAGCACGACGGAACATGCTCTCAAGGGCCTTCTTGCTCTCTTCAGCATTGGCCTTCATGGTTTCAAGCCAAGGACGATTGGGTGTTGCTCTAAGCTGCGCACCTAGTTCTTTGGCAAGGCGATTGAAGGCTTCCTTGCTATCAATCGTGTTGGCACTCTTGCCTTTGTCCAACGCATCTTGAAGCTGTTGAATCTTGTCTGCTTGTGCTTTTAGCTGTGCGGCTTCCTTCTCATTCAGCGGTCTTCCACGAGCAACACGCTCACGGCTTTCCATCGCAGCGAGGGAAAAGTCTTCTCGCATCTGACGTTGACGCAATTGCCCGAAGCGGCCCCACTCAGTGCCGCTGGCTGTTGTAGCCTTATCGATGTTGTTAATCTTGCTTTCGAGGGTGTTCCATTCGGCCTTGGCTTGTGCTCTTTCTTCTTCCGTAGCCTTTGGATCGCTGGCTTTCTTCGCGGCTTCTTCACGAGCATTGCGCAGACGCGTTTTCTCCACAAGGAGAATGGCTTCATCCTTCGTAGAGACAGCTTTCGGCCCTTCCTGCGTCAGGCGATCAACAATATGGTCCACCACTTCAGGATTTCGGGCAAGCTCGTCTTGTGCCTCGCGTACAGATGTTTCATTGTCCTTGGCTGCTTCCTTGATGATGGGGTCACGACCTTCAGCTTGACGCTCTGCCTCCATGACAGCGTTCTTTGTGCTTGTTGGGGGCACTTCGTTGCGTGGTGTTTCCTCGCTGGAAAGGGTGATTTCCTCGTCCGGCTTCATGCGCTCAAAGGAAGCTCTATCAAGAGTATCCTTGGCTGCATTGACACGGCCTTCAGCAACACCCTTAGGAACGTCTCCGTGATCGAGGATGGTCCAAGGCTTATCACCAATATTGGCTTGGACAATAACCTGCCCATCCTTGGCTGCATAATCGACACCATCGGCCGTGACGATGGGCGTAACACTCCCATCACGATTCAAGATCATGCGGTATTGACCTGCATCTTGCTCGTCTTTGAATCTATTCTGAGCCTCTAGGGAAGCAGCCGACTCTCCCGAGGCATTGTTCTCAATCAAATCATCAAACATGCCAAAGGCCTGACGCTCTTCCGGGCTCAGGTCTTCTGGGCTCACTTCCTTGGGCTCGTCTAGCGACTGTCTACGGAAGGCTGCCAATTCTTCAGGTGTCAAGTCTCCAGCATGGAGTTCTTGGACATTTGTTGGAGTCGTATCCTCGACTACCCTTCCGGATGCCTCTGTGGGCTCCGTAGACGCTCTAGGAGGCGTTTCCACAGGGGGGCCGCTACCCTCCATAGGGGTTGTACCGGCTTCGCCGCTACGGGCTTCTCTGGGGCTTCTAGGGGCATCACCATGTACAGCGAATGCACCGCCCATAGCGGCGTTTACACCCAGCTCTACGGGGTTGAATTCCTGTCCAGAAAGCTCTCTTACAGCTTCGCCTGTGGCGGCGCCTGCGGCTGCGCCTTGTGCAATACGAGAGGCTACATTGCCATAGGCAGCTTGGCCTGTGACACCAAAGAGAGATGTGGAAGCAATGGCCTTGATGGCATCCCCTGTCGCCTCAGCAACAGTGCCGCCTTGGTTGATACGTTGTGCATACGCTTCCGTAGCTGCCTTCTCGGCCAAAGGAGCCGACATGCGCAAACCTTGTTCGCCAGCATCCAACACCATGCGCTGAGCTTGCTGGAACAAACTTTCGGCGAGCGGAGCTGCCCTCGGAACCAAAGCCTCTCCGCCCGAAGCCAAGCCTAGAGCAACATCAGGAGCAGCCGAAGCCACACCGCCCACGATTTGTCCGGGGAGGTGCATCTTGTTAAGTTCTTCTTGCGACTGTTGCTCTTGGACATCGTAAGGTGCTACGACATTCTTGAATACGGCGTCTTGCGTGTTCGTGCCTACAAGGTCATCAAACAAACCGGCTGCGCTAGCTGCGGCAAGCCCTGCCGTCTTTCCTACATACCCCGATCCTTTCTTCAGGCCCTCATATACAGCGCCGGGGAGTTCTCCAACCGCTTGCTTTACATCCTCACCTGTAATGCCTTGGCCTTCTTCAACACCAAAAGGAGCGAACGATTGGGCTTGTGTCGTTGCACTACCGCTTTGCACACCTCCAAAAGACGGAGACGAAGCAGAGCCTCCTGCGACATTGCCGAAGGAGGCTTGTGGCACCAAGTCATCAAATCCACTTGGGGCGGACTTCTGGGGAATCAAATCAGCAAACAGGTTGGGCATTATTGAGCCGGTTGTGGGTTATACCCATTTTGTTGCATCAGTTGTTGTAGACGAGCCTCGACAGCCTTCGGATCGGCACCGCGGCGAATAGCGTCATTAGCCGCTTGCATCAAAGCCTCGGGGCTGACTGCTTGCTTGGCTGGGGGGTTTGTTTTGTCGTACGCACCGGCCACTTGGTCTTTCACGCTATTGCCAAGGATTTTGCCAACCTTGTCACTACCGTAGGCATCGGAGAGAGCACCTCTCACCTTCGCATCCGCTTCAGCCCTGTTGAAGCCGGGGGCTGCTGTTGTCATAGGCTTGCCCGTCTGCGGATCAACAGGATATTGCATCTCATGCAATTGTTTGTTGTACAAACTACGGATGTAGTTGTCGTCGGGGTCTTTAGGTGTTTTCTCTGGCTTGGTTTGGTTGCGCTTGCCGATCAAAGAGTCATAGTTTTCCACTTCCTTGCGCATACGGTCAATGCGGGCCTGTTGGGCCTCTGTGCCCAGCTTGTCTTTCTCAAGCTTGACATCTCTGCCTTCGGCCAAGTCTTTCTGATAGTCTTCGGATGTGGCATGGAGGGGAACGCTACCGCCGCCTCTCGTACGGCCGAAATACGTACCTGTCTCGGGGTCTTTGAATGTCCCAACTACATCGTCTTTCTGGCGTTCGTCTTTTGCCTTGTCTCGCTCCATCTCAAGATCGGAGCGGTATTTCTCCAAGAATTGCTGACGCTTCATTTCAGCGTCTTGCTGCATCTGGTAGAGCTTTTGCTTCTGTTCGTTCTCGTAGTCGGCTTGCATACGGCCGCCGAGAGTGTTAGCAAAGCCGGAGAGGAATGCCCATCCATTAGCCATTTGGGCCTCCCATCATAGCAGCTTGTTGCATCATGGGTGCGCCCTGAGGGGCTGCTGCCTGAGGCTGTTCGGGCTGCATCTCTTGTCCGGGCTCTTGGCCTTCCGGCTGTTCCGGCTGGCCTTTCTGCTGTTCAAGGATGTCATCCACAATCTCATAGGCCTGCTTCAATCCCGATTCGGGGACGAAGTAGCCAAGATGCTTAGCTACTTCAAAGATGGCTCCAAGACACAAATGCACTACGCCCATCTTACCCCACACTTCCTCTTCAGGAAGCTGGTCAAGCTGGTCTTGCATCTTGTGAAGGATGGTGGCGGCTGCTAGCGCAACCTGCGGAACGACGGCATCCTTGCTCTTCGTATTCTGAAGAGCTTGTTGGATCATCTGAATGCCTTGGTCGTCATAGACGATGTTGGCGACAGTGAAAGCGAGCTTTTGTCCTTCTGGGGACAACGGGCTCTTAGGCGCCTGTTGGGTTGTTGGGGTCATAGTCTGGATATTGTCTTGCAAACCAAAGGGACTTAGGCGCCATTCCGCCTATAGGACGCAGGCCAGCAAAGGCCGCTGGATGATTGATAGGGAGTGCATTGGCGGGAGCCGCAACGGGATTGCGTGCGTAAGCTGGATTCTGTGGATCGTCCACAGCGGAATGATCGCCAGAAGCAGCAGCGTCCTTAGCCAGCGACGGATTGCTCCCACCAATAAGCTTCGGATCAAGGAATTTACCCCAAGCGCCTACGGCGTCTTGTCGGTACTTCCTGTCCTCAAGCTCATACTTGCGCTTGTTCGCTTGAAGCTCTTTCTGGGCCTCAAGTTCGGCTCTCTGGGCGTCCTCAGACGCTCCTTCAGCGCTTTGTGCGCTCGCGTAGGAGGCCACGCCACCGACCACTGCTACGCCTACAGCTACCCACGACATGCTATTTGATGATCCCTATTTTCGTTAGGTGGGAATAAGCCAGCTTGGGGAAATCATGCGGCTCAATCAGTTGTTGTTCAATGACCGCGAGGTCGGTTTCTTCTGTGGGGTGAAACGTTAGCCAACGGGTGTCTTCGTGAATGTAGAGAACGCGTCTTGTACCGGGCTTTGTCACACCAACATACGGCCCTTCAAATAGTGTCTCTTCCCCGTCCCCAACCCACACACTCACTTTACCGCTCAGGATGACGAAAGGATGTTCCGGCTTGTGAATCTTGGAAGTGAGAAGCGTGCCTGCCGGCATGAAGATTTCACGTACATACAAGCCCGGCGTAAACATGTGTGTTACGGGCATCTCGGCCGCGGGGAACAGATATGCCATCCTCTGTTCCAAGGCGTTGATACGCTCACATTGCTTAGCTGAAATACTTAGACCACTTGCCGACAGATTCCTTTCTGTAGTCTCGATCTTGGAGGTCATATTCCCTTTGTTGTTTCTGTAGCTCTAGCTTAGCTTGAGCACTTAGCTTGGACTGGTTGGCTGCGGCATCCGCCTGCGCTGCGCTCTGGGCGTATTGACCAACACCATTCAGCACCGCGCCCCACAAACTCCCCATTCCCATGCCGCCACTACTGTTGCCATAAGCACTGTAGGTAGGGTCTGTAGAAACGTAGTTGCCCCATCCCCCCGAATACGGGTCATAAGACGGGTCAGTGGAGACGTAATTGCTGGGGTCGCTTACGTAGCCTTGGCCCCAATTCATGTAGGAGTTCATTCATTCAATCTCACATGTGTCCAGCCTATTCCCTTACGAATCCGAGAAATTGTGCTAGGTACTACTTTGTACTTTCTTGCAAGAGATTTAGTGGAAGCCGCGCTGACCAAGATGTCTTTTACGTCGGCATCTGTTAGTTTTGAATTGAATTTGTCTTCGCCGCGAGCAGCATGTAACTTATTGTCCGCGGCGCGGCCCTTCTGATGCATGTCCAGTGCATTTTCGCGGGGCGTTCCCAGAAACAAGTGGTCGGGGTTTACACACTGGGGTATGTCACATTTGTGGCAAACCCATAAACCTTCAGGAATTGGCCCTTTGTGGAGTTCGTATGAAACCCTGTGAGCTAACAAATGCTTCTTGTCAGGCCCTTTTCTAATGCAGCCATAACCAAATACTTCCCACCCACCCGTCCACAGCCAACAGCCGGAGTTTGGTTCAGGAATAAACCTATCATTGAAAAATTCTCTCAAATCTTTCGTGTGCTTATATTTTCCTACAGTACGGCCCATACAACTCTCCTAGATTTTGAGTATCTAGTATAAAATACCTACGACTATTTTGTCAAGGGCCGTAAAGATACTGATCGATTTGATTCGCAGAAAAATTGCCCATTCCATTGATGAATCCCATCGCCGCATTCGGATCGCTGAAATAGTCGGGATTGGAGTACATTGTTCCGTAGGCACCTTGCAAGATACCTCCGTACAGGTTGCGTGCCCAATCTTGGGCCCCATAGTAGTTCTGAAGGCCAAGCATGTTTTGCTGGAACTGGCGGTTGATGTCCGACTGCCCCGCGTCGAATTGGTTCTGCTGGCCCTGACGCAACGTTTGCTGATCTTGGCCATACTTGCTGGCGTTGTAAGACATAAGCGAACCGTAACGCGAAGCTGCGGCTGACGTGTTCGTATTACGGATGGATGTCGCATTCTGCCTGTCAGCATTCAGCGTGGCATTCAAATCGCGCTGATTGGCGAGAGCTGCATTGGCAAACATGTTGGCATCATTCGTCGCAATAGGCAGCGCAGCGCGAATTGCCGAGCCTTGAGCATTACCTGCTGCGTAGGACGAATTGCCAAGACCTCTTGCCGCCGCAGAGGCCATTGCTCCCTTGCGTGCCTGTTGGATGTAATCGGAGTCGCCACGGATCAAATTGTTAAGTTGATAACTGGCCGTCTGATTTTCCTGAGGGTTTTGAACATACGTTCCGTTAGCGCTGGCCCAGAAGCCTTGCGGCAATGGGCCGGCACTCGGATTATTGGCTTCGGCTGGAATGAAAGGATTGTATGCCATTATGTCAACTTCTGGTTCGGAGAATTTCCAAGTTGGTCTCTTCCTTCATTCGAGTAGGCCAACATCGCTTGCAATACATGGCCGGGATAAAAGTGCTCCCCACCAATTTCAACGGAAGTAGTGGTTCCAATACTTTCGAGAGCCACTACGAGAAAATCAGAATCTTTATCCAACCTCACTGTTGCGCCTACCGATTCAAGCTCAATAGGAAACTTGACGTTTGTAGGCTCTTGGTAATCAACTGCAACAGATACATATCCATTGAAGTAGTGATTGGTCAGCATCTCCAGACGAATTTGACGAACAATGTCGTTCGTATTAGGATCGTCAATGTTCATGTAGTTCAGTGTCGCAAAGTGCTTGATCGGGGCAAAATCGAAGCGGTTGCCCTGATCGATGGCATAGACAAACATTTCTCGGTCATTGTCAGACGGCGTTGTGATGTTCGTTTCATCGTTCGGCAAAAGCTTGAACGTGCCAAACAACAGATCACGACCCGACGTAGAAGTACCAACACCAACAGCCACAGGCACCATCGTGTCCAAATTGGCCGTGCTCACATACTTCTGGTATGTAAACTCGTATCCTCTATCCTCTGCTGGCAAGCAGCATGTCAGCACAACACCATCCGCAAAAACAAAGCGGCATTGGTTCTTGCCTCGAACCGGATAAGCGAACAGTAGATTTTGTGCTGTAGCTTGATAAGAGAATCGATCGTTGACGCGATTCGATAGGAAAGGCGTGACACGATAGCTGATTCGTCCATTCTCAAAGTCTCCATACTTGTTTGTGGCATCAATCGTCGAGATGCCTCTGAAGTCGGCGAACAGAGGGATGCCAGCATCGATAACACAGTATTCCACCGCCCCGCTATACGGAGAAATCACTTG